AAAAAGTGCTTTTCTGAATATTTGAGTGTTAGAAGAACCACCCACACAATTATTTATATTTACTAAATCTTTTCCAAAATATTCGGAAAGGCAAGTATCTACAAATATGTCAGGTGATTGTAAAAAAGAACACCCACCCTGATATAACCTCATTAGTTTACTTTAAGACAACAATTTATAATATTCGTTGAAATGTTTGATTCTATCAGGCAATCCAATAGTTCCACCATTTACTCTTTTTGTTATTGAAGTAACTGTTGTATCATTTGCACCACCATCGGCCATTTTGTGTAATCCATTTTTATTGAAGAACCATGCTGCTGAAGCCAATGCGTATTTACTTGCTACTAAATCAGGATTACTAACACAATCTTCACCAATTGATTTAGTGAATGCTGTATAGTTATCCTTTCCTGTTAATTGTATAAATCCTCTACCATGAAACTTCCAACCATCACCACTTCCTTCTGTTCCGTTACCCATTCTACCACCATATACTTTGTTGGCGATTTTCTCTGGTTTTCTTTCGTATGGAACTGCTGAGTCTAATGTTGGGAAATACTTTTTAAATATTCCGTTCAATCCTTTTGCAGAGTAATTTAAGTTTTCTTGTGTTAATTTGAATCCACCACTTTCGTGTCCACATTGTGCTAAGAAATGAGCTAATCTTAATGGAGTGTTGATTTCAAACTTAGATGCTACTTCTGGAATCATTGCTATAACAGAATCAGGAATATGTCCTTTTAATGTATCTAACTTTAAACCAGTTGTATTTGTTACCGGAGTTGGAGTTGCTACTACTGCGGGTGCTACCGGAGCTACTGCTTCTGTAATACCCATAATCTTATTCCAAGTTCCGTTTCCTACAATACCATCTGCCGTTAAACCATTCTTTAATTGATATGCTTTTACTGCTTCCTCAGTTTTAGGACCAAAGTTTCCTATTGGCTCCAAACCTAATTTAGTTTGTAGTTGTTTTACACTTTCGTTATTATCACCTCTTTTCAATAACATATAGATACCTCTCTAATTATTTCTTTTTAGATTCGTTCTTATTTCTTAATTTAGCTAAATCAGAACCTTCAATTTCACCATCACCATCTACATCTAATTTCTTTTGTCCTGCAGATAATTCAGCTTCTTTGATTTTCATTCTTTCTTTTAGTTCAGTTTGAACACCTTTAACTAAAGTAAAGAATTTTTTCTTTTGTTCTGGAGTTAAATCTGCTGGTGAGTTTACACCAAACTTACTTAACATTTTTTGAAAGATTCTCTGATATTCAGATTCTTCTTTCATTACTTCTCTAACGATGTTTTTGAAATGTTCTCTACTTAATTGTATTTTATCATCACCTTGTGTTTGAGGTAATCCATTAGCTACGTTTTTGTCCATGTCTCCACCCATACACTCACATTGAGCCATTGGTTTTCCACACTTAGGACACATTTCTTCTGCTTCCTTAACTAATTTATGACTTCTTGAAGCCATTCCCAATGCTTGCATCGGTACTAATCCTGATAATTTCATATTATGCCTTTTTTAATCTTACTGATTGATATTTATCCATTTTCGTTAAACTCTTTAATTGTGATTGTGCTGAGTTCTTCGGTGCTGGTTTTGTTATTGTTCTTCTTTCTGCCTCTTTACTTGCACCCTTTGGGGTTGCAGTAACTACATATTTATCCAAAGCCATAGGTTTTGTACCTTCAACTTCTTCAATATTATTTTCACTTTCTGATTTGTCAATTTCTTGTATAGAACTTGCAATCTTAATGATTCTTTCTTTAATTCTGTAAATGTTTGTGTTGGTTCTTTTGAAGAAGTCATTTTTACCTAAGTTGTTTTCACTTCTTAATCTATTATACCAATTAACAAATCTTTCGATTTCTGCTAATTGATTTTTAACTTCTCTAATACCATGTGATACTTTTTGAGATGGTGTTCTAGTTTCATCTCTTTTTAAATCTAACCAACGATTTTCATCTATACTTTTAGCAAATGTATATCCTGCACTTGCTTTAACTTTACGTTTGATATCACCTTTCGTATCTTTACCAAATGCAAATGGAGTATTATACCCATCAGCAGATGCCGTTGTACTTTCCTCTTCGATTTTTTTCTCTCTAAGTTTAGTACGAATCGTTTCTTTTAATTTAGCTATATCTTCGTTAGATAATTCCTTTTTGAACATCGCTCAATTCCTTTTCCAATTCATAACACATAATCAAAGATGTGATATGATTGTCTTTTATTTTTTGTGAATTACCAATTTTTGCTAACTGATTAATCGTTTCAGCCAATTTGATTTTTGTAACCTTATCATTAATTTTAGAAGAAATTGTTTTAAATTCTTTGATTAATGTTTTTACTTCAGTAACTACGTGATTTTTTAAATTATCTGAGTTAGTGAATGAATTTATATATTCTTTTAATAAACCTTTTTGTTTATCATTAAGATTATTATATTTTTTATTAAAACTATCTATTAACATTTTATAAGAAAGTAATTGAATTTCTTTATCTTCTTTCTTTAAATCAGTATGTATTGTAGTTTCTGCTAATGTTTTAGTTGTTGGTGTTTTACCAATTAAATGCTCAACCAATGTATATTTTGTATTTACGAAATCTTTAGGGTCGTAATTTTGGTCAACATTTACTTTGTATTCAAATATTTTATATACCGATGCTAATACTTTGTAGTTAGGTATTTGAGAACGTAAGAAATCTTCAATTGAGTAATTATCTTTAATTTCTTTAATTAAATTATATTTTTCTTTTAAGATTTTCTTTTCATCTAATTTAGCCCTACTTTCAACAACAGCATCAACAAATCTTTCTGCTCTGTTTTCACTATTATATCTTTCCGATACAATAAATTGATATAATTTCAACTCATTAGACAATTCGGTCTTTGAATTAAAGTATTTTTTTAATAATCCTTCTGCTATACCCTTTCTATTATTAAGGATATCAGAGGTTACTTGTCTTACTAGCAATTCAAATAAAAAGCCGGTATTTCTAAATTTTGAATGTTTAATTTGTTTCATTTATATACATTATTCCATTTATAAATATAAGGTGTTAAAATAAGAATTAGTTTTCTATGATATTTTGTTCATCTAACATAGATTTTCCTTCACTTATTACTGATTTTCCACCTCTAGTTATGTTTTTTCTTAACATATCTATAAAACTTTCGTTTTTATATTGATTTTTTAAGTCCTTGCTTCCGGTTACATCTCTACCAAATGGAGATTTATCTTTACCACGTGTTGAATATTCCTTTGGTCTACCTGCCAATTTAGCTTCTTGTTGTGGTTGTTCTTCTTCATCATCTTCACCACCCAATTGTGCTTTTAATTTTTGGATTTGGTCTTCAACATTTAATGGTTGCCCGTTTGGAGTTTCTTCTTCTGGTTGTTCTTCACCTTCAATTGGTGGTTCATCTGTATCCATAGGTTGTCCATTTTCATCACTTCCTAATGGTGGTTGTTGACCCATCATACCTTGTTGGTCTTGTGGTTTTTCTGTACCAGTTTGCTCTAAGTTATTAAGTTTGAAAGTAAGCATTGCATCTTTCTTTAATCCTTCAACTTGTAAAGCAGCTTCTTCGTAACTGAAATTAAGTATATTCTTATACATCCATTCTTTAGAAATTACCTTTAATTGGTCCATCTTTTGTACCAATTCCATTTTCATTGTCCAAAGATTAATTTTTTCTTGTTCGTATATTAATGATGGTAAAGTTAATTCTAATTCAAAATTTGTTAATTCACTATCATCAATACCTTGTGAATATAAGTGAGCAATTGCAATCTTTTCTAATCCATCAACTACAATTCGTTGTAATCTTTCAATTGTTTTTGCGAATCTCATATCCATTGCAGCTAATGTAGCTTTAGAGTTTCCATCTTCTAAGTAACCCAAATGTTGTTTAGGTATCTTTAATGCTGCAAACATTTTATTCTTTAAGTAATCAATATCTTCTATTGGTGCGTACTCTAAACCATCTAAGTTTGTAATTTCAGTACCACTATCATTACCTCTAACCGGTAAATAGAAATCTTCCATTAAGTTTTGAACGTTATACTTTAAGTTATACTCACCAGTATCTGCATTCACATATGGAGTTTTCTTTGATTTGTTTATAATTCTTTGAATGTATTGGTCTACTTCGTTTGGAGCAATACCACCTACATCAATTTTGAATATTCTTTTTTGTGGAGCTCTAACAATTCTATGGATAATCATTGCATCTTCCATCAATGTTATTTGTTTCCATAATCTTCTAGCACCTTCTAATAATGATTTTCCGTAAGGTAAGAAGTTTGTATCTGATAATAATCTAAAGTGAGCAATCTCATAGTTTTCATATTCAGTTTTTTGTCCTGCTACAAATAATGATTTAGTTGCTAATGGAGTATGCACAAACTTTACAGCCTGCCAATTGTTTGGGTCAAATCCTTCTACTCTTGTAATTTCATATGCCGATAATGGTTGAACCCCCACTATACCTAAGTTTTCTGCAATCTCTAAGTGTAAAAAGAAATCACCATACTTAACCATATTTCTAACCCAAGGCCATAAATTGAATTCTACATTTACAATATCATAAAATAAGTTAGTTAGGATATCTTTAATATGGTCATTATTAGTTTTGATTTCTATAACTCTACCATATTCACTTCTACTTGTTGATTCATCTGCATAGATATCTAATGCTGATGTTATAATTGGATCCTGGTCCATTGCATCATAATCTCTAAATAACTCTTGTCTTATTTGTTGATAAGCCAAATAGTTTTCAAATGTATTGTTCATTGCCGATGAATGCAATCTCATATACCTATCTCTAAGATTGGTAGCTATTGCCTGTGTTTCATCAAAATCAATTACCTTTAATTTTCCACCTTGGTTTCTTACGATTACCGAAGTCGAAAAGAGTTTCTTTAACCTGCCGTAAAATGAAGTATCTGCCATATTATATTATTACCATTTTTTACAAGACCAATAGTTTGCTTTGGTTCTTGGTCCTGGATTAGTATCACAATGCATTCTTGCTCTAAATGATTTTCTTCTCTCAGGATTATTTTTTTTAATCACCATTCCCTTTTGTCCAAAGTTAACTTTAATAACTTTTCCAGCTGGGTTTTTTACATACACTTTAAACTTTTTAACATCACCTTGCATTGGTTTGCCTAGTTTAACACTTTTACCTTGATATTCTGCTTCATTTAAAGATTCATTGTAAGCATCTTTTTCTTTCATTTTTGTTTTTAAGAAAGAAATAAAATCATTTAACTCATCTTCATATTCACTATCAACATCGTATTCATCCACATCATCATCCTCAATATCTTCTTTTATCTTACCAAATGCCATTGCATATGGGTCAGAATAAACTTTACCTAATTCTACTATTTGGCCATCTGCCATAGTGTGACTTGATTTACTTAAAGGTAAACCAAAAAACTCATATAAAAAACTTTTCTTCATATTATTTTCCTATCTATACAATATATAAATATTATATTATTTAATAAGCCACCTTAAATCTTCAAAATCATCCTTACCAACATTCATTCTGTAAGGGTCTTCTCTAAAATCTTTTTGTGTATAAACTGGACTATATTCTGTTTTTGTAAATCCATTTAATGCACTTTCAGCTAATGAACCTCTTTCGTTTCTTAATCTTAATGCGGTATCTCTTACCCACAAACCAATACCCAATGCCATTGTTAAGTCATCATTATATCCTCTTGCTGCTTCTGCTCTGCCATTGTTCCATATAAAAGTAAATAACTCATCTATTGTTCTCTTAGAGTGTATGATAACCGATTTATCTTTCATATATTGGTCAATCTTAGAAACAATCATAGGTCTTGTCTTAGATGAAATTGTAAATCCAGGAATCATTTGTTTTTGTTCTCTATAATATTTGTTAGTCCATTGTGTATTAACATCTACATATTGAACATCTTTATTACTCCAAAATAAATTCTTATAATCTCTATCTAATATTTGTTGTATTGTTGCCCATCCAATATTTGCATTATCTACAATTAGTAATGCATCGTTGTAATCGGTTGCTATACTGATTAACATATTACCAAAATCTGTTGGTTCTATCTTACCTTTATACTCGGCAACTTGCTCCATTGATTCTATATCTATGATGTGGAATGCTGAATAGTCATTACCATCACCTCTACTTACATCGGCTGTTACTACATATGAACGATTGTAATCTGGTTTTTTCCATAACCATATATTACTATCAAACCCAGTCTTTTCAATTGGGTCACATACATTGTTTTCACTATACCATATTAAAAGGTCACCATCAATTACGTTATCACCCGAACTAATGAAATCACAATCACACTCTTGTGCTGCTTGTTTATCACCTAATTGTTGTGTTTGTTCATCTCTCCAATCTTGTTCTCTATCAGGATGAACCGTCCAATGCAGTTTAATAGGATTGAATAAATTCTCACCATTTTCTGCACCAACCCACATTCTATGAAACCAATTACCCACACCATTAGGGGTAGATAAGGCAATACAATCACCACCGGTAGCCAACGTCAATTGAGTACCAGTCCATATCTCATCAATGTAATCAATAAAGGCTGCTTCATCAAATACTAAAAGGGATAGGGCTTCAGAACGACCAGAGTCAGGTTTTGAAGATACTGCTTTTACTTGTGAACCATTTTTTAATCTAAGGGAAAGTTTGTTATCTTCCGATTCAGCAACTCTTAACCATACAGGTAAAAGTTGGTTCATCGTTCTAACTTTTAATACTAAGTTCTTTGCTACATCTTGTTTGTTCGCAATAATAAGAACGTTGAAATCTTCGTTGAATATCATTTTCCATAGTGCATAACCTGCTACTAATGTTGATATACCTAACTGACGTGATTTAAGAACAATATTGTATCTATTATCTTTGAAATCTGTTAAAGTATCTTCTTGGAACGGATATAGTTCAAATGCTATTTTACCTCTAATTGGATGCTGAATTTTACAATATTTTTTCATAAAGTATACCGGATCACCGGCACACTTTTGATATTGTTCCTTAATTACATCCTTTAGGGATTTTTGAGGAGTATTCATTATTTTCTCAATCTAATCTTCCAATATACACCACCACCGATATAAGGTGCCAACTTACCACTTGTACCATCGGTTGTTCTATTTGCAACACCAATTCCCAAATGATATATTTTATCTGCTTTTGTATTAATTAAAAAACCAAATCCTAAATGAGATACAACATCTGCTTTATTAAATCCACCTTCTAAACCATAATACATTTTGGTTTTAGGTAATTCTTTTACAATTGTAGTGTTATTAATTATTTTTTCTTTTACTTTAGCAGTAAATTTTCTACCTTCAATTTTGTTTTTAGTAATTGTATCAGTTAAAAATACAAATCCTAAACTATCTGGTAATCTTAATGTATCGTTATATATGTTTTTTGCAAAATAATCGTACAATAATGCTGCAGTATCTACATTTAATAATTTAATTGTTGTATCATGTACAATTGTTGTGTGTACTATATCTGCACCTTTTTTCCAAAGTGTTTTAATTTTTTCTAATTCAGTTGTATCATGTATTTCTTTGATAATTTCATATCGTTTACCATCTACAACTGTTGTTTTACCAATATTAATTTTACCACCTCTTAATTGGTAGAAAAATAAAGCTATTAAAGCTACCAATACTATGTTCTTAATCGTTGAAAATTTCATTATATTTCTCCTTTATTATATCCCAATCCTCATCTACTGCGGTTTGGAATTTGATTATTAATTCGTTTAGACCAACTATATCTGAATCTAAATCTCTTTTTACTTTTTCAATATCACCATCAATACTCCACTTTTCAATACTACCATCTTCATTTACAATAGTAGGAACTGTGTCTGCATCTTTTCTAGCTTGTTCAAACTTAGCTAAATCATCTTTAATTGTTCCCAATGCCTGTGAGTTCATTTTCCAAAACTCATAATTCTGATAAATGCCTTCTAATCTAAGTTTTGCTTCTTTTTCTACCAAACAATCAATACAATATCCACTTTGTTTAATAAATCTTAAATTAGCTCCTTTAGGGTTAAATGTTTTACACTCTTTAGATTTACAAGTACTTAGTGTATCTAAGTATGCCCTTGCTTCATCATATTGTGTAACTGCAATAGTAAATCCTTCATGTTGTTCCCACTCTTTACCATTAGCATCAAACCATCTATCTCCCACTTCTCTCTTTTCTTTTGCCTTATCCCAACCTACCGTTGCGTTTCCACTTTCTCTACCATGCATCACATCCAAAATCTTTTTTCTACTCGGATGCATCCATGTCTTCTTATCCTTATTACCTTTGCTCTTAATTAACATAAATTGTAACTTTATATATAAGTATATATTTTTATCGGCTAAACTTAAAAATTCCTAAAATTTGGTTTAAAGGTGCGAATGCTCCCGTTAATTTATAAGCGTTTCCTTTGTAACTAAATACAATTCCTTCACTCGGTACAATCTTATCAAATCCACCAATTGAATTTAATCTACTTAATTCTTTTTCTAATTTTTTTATTTGTGTTATAGTTCCACCACTCATAATTTGATTAGCACTAGATTCTAATTCTGCTCTCATTGACTGTAATGCTTTATCAGGTTGTGCAGTTAATACTGAACTCATAAATGAAAGAACTTCTGCTCCAACACCTAAAAATATATCTTCAAACTTTCTAAGATTACCACTCATAATAGTAGTTTTAGCTCCTTTATCTATTCCTTCTGCCCATGCTTTTGCATTTGCATCTTTTATATCACCTATTCTCATACTCTTATCATCAAATGCCCATCTTTTAACTAAACCTGCTTTTTCTAATCCAGAAATCTTTTTCTTTGATTTATCTACAAAGTTTTCCCACCAAGCCTGATGATAATCCGCTACACCATCTTTATCGGTTAATCCAAATTCAGATTGTAATTTAGTTATCATTCCTTTAAATTTACCTTTTTGAGAACTTAATTGTTTTGTTTTAGGTAACTTAACAATTGGAGGTCCTTGTATTGTGTATTTAGATTGAACATGTGCATTGATTTGTTTTAACATTCCACCTAATACACTCTCTGCTCCATCTATTTTACCAATTGGATTTCCTGCTTCATTGTATTCAACTGCATTATGAAAAACTAAAAGTGCTTGATTGTAAGGAATAACATTAACCGATGTAGGCCATATTACTTCTAAGTTTACAAATACTTTACCTTCTTTAAATATTTTATCTTTTTGTGTTTGTGATAATCCTCTAATTGCATTTTCCAAATCTTTCATTGCGAAATTATATGCATCGGTTAATCCACCTCTACCACCAAATTTAGTTGCTACACCATTAATATCCATTGCATTTGCTCCAGCGTTCGCCAAGTGTCCTTTATTTCTAGCCGATATTAATCTACCATTTTTCCAACTTATCGCCAATGCTTGCCCATCAGTTTTCTCTCTAACCACACCTAAGTTACCATCTAATGCATTATTTACGATTGCTTTCAAATCACCAAATGTAAGATTCATTGAAATATCAAATGGATGATTCATATGTCCGTATGCACCACCTTCGTTTATAATACCTTCTTCTACTTTTCTGAATGTTGTTGCTTGTTTACCATTGATTGTAGGCATTCCATGTGGGTCTTTACCTATATCTTTAATAGTTACTCTTTTGTTTTTGAATTTACCCATTAGAACATCATCACCTTTATCAACTTTTACATTGATATCTTCATCTATTTCAATTCCCGCTTCTTTTTCTACATCGGTAATTTCTTTGTAACCCATATTACGAAGCTCTCTAGCTATATCGTTTATTGAACCATTATATTTTCCTAATACAGCTTGTGTAATTTTTCTTCTTATTGTGTAATTACCTTTTTTATATTTTAAAAGTATATTTTTAAAATGAATATCACTTGTACTCATTTCATTTATTTCTTTACCTTCGTATATTTGTTCATT